GGTATGCGGTGTGTAATTTTCTGTTCTGCCTTCGCCAAGCGAGAGACATTACTTCGAACTAACTCCACAAACCCTGCTTTCGTAACCGAGGCCTCCCTTGCGAAGCCTATAACGTCCTGGATCTCTGCTCCCATCCAAAGAGCAGACACATTAGTTTTCTTTTGAAGAGTGCACCTATCAAAACAGGTGGAGTTTATCTCCGCGGTCACCGGGCTCTTGAGGGTTTTGTCCCAGTTGGACTTAAGTCCAACCTTCGCTCCCTCCCGGAATATACCGCTGGCGAGATCTCCGCTGCTGGTGCTCTTCGTTAACAAATCATCACCATTAATCAAGCACGGGTGCTTGCGCCACTCTTTCACGGTGATGACCCTTTTCTCAAGAAGGGAACTGAGGGCGAGATCGACGACGGTTTTGTTGATTAGGCATAACAGCGGAAAGCTCATGGGGCTACCCATGGGCTGACCGCTCGCAGCTGACACGTAGGATTCCTCTGTATCAAGCCATAGCTTGAGGTCTCCTACTACTCTTAAACACCTAATCTCCTCTTCTGTCAATCCCTCAGCTCTTTCTATCAAAATTTCGATAGCTCTCCGTACGTACGCTATCTTAATCTTGTCAGTTGCCTTCTCGTAGTCGAAAGACAACCATTGCTTTCCCTCGGCCGCTTGGTCGAGGTGGAGAAGCCGCTCATGGGTCGGGCTACCCACAAGAAGCCATCCCTTCCTTTCAATCGATCCGTAAAGCGCGCGGTGTAGCGGGGTTAGAACGGAGATATTGTAACCTGAGTACAATGTCACGATCCTGAACTTCCCCGAACTAAGCACACCTGTGGGTTCGCACCGGTCTGAGAATTCCTCCTCATTCCAGTTCCCACCAACGCACCGCGTATTGTTCATCGTGGCGTTCCCGTTAGGGACGTAGGGGCGCCACGCGGCGGAACGATTCCATCCCTGTTCGACGTTAGAGCGGAAAGCCTTAACGAACCTTTCCAAGTGCTCCTCATCTACTTCTTGAGGGGATAACCTTTCATTTGTCCAAAGATCCATCCTGTCATCCGGCAGGTTTTTGCAGAATTCACAGGTTCTTTTCTCCACCTTGGCGGTGGTTTTGATGGACAGCGCGTCAGCTAAGGTAAGCTGTGTTCCGCTGAACATTGAAGTCACTGCCGCACGGAGTGAACCGCACGGGATGACATCCGGTACCGACTGAGTCGGCTTTAAAGACCGATCAATCCCTAAGAATTTCACAATCTTTTGCGCCTTCCGTTTATTACTAGCGAGGTTGGCGCACTCCTCGTGTAACTGTTCGTC